AGCACACCAAAGTCTTCTTCTTTGCATGCGACTTCGTCGCTATCAATAGATACTTGTATGTGTATATTTTGTAGTTCCATAAGCACACCTCCTGTGTGTTAAAAAGCGGGGGATATTGTACATTCAGGGAATCAAACCCTTATGACTATATAATTACACGCTCTAGTCAATCTTTTCTGGCGTAACCCCTATTCCGCGAGGAATTTTGTATAGTGAAGTGCTTTCGGCAATACCTGCACTTCAAAGGTATTATGAAGGGGAATAAAATAAACCCTTTGCCTAAAAAAGTAATATCAGAGACTTAATATAGAATCGCAGCAATGTCTGTTCTAGTTTGTGAGCTCTAGCGATTGTCTGGTCAATTACTTTTTGTCTGCAAACTCAATAGTTTCAACTCGACCACTGGCGTAGGTTACTTTTCTAAAATGTAACCCTGCGCCTTTTTGGTATTCCCATTGGACTATTGTGTTGTTAGCTTTTTCTTGTTCGATTTCCTTTCTTCGTTGTTCAAGCTTCTTGGTATGTTGTGTCATCTGATCTCCTGATTTCAATGTTTAAATCATCCGCAGTTATTTCCATTTGGTAGCTTTTAGGCATAAAAGTTACAGGTAGGAAATCATCTGGATATGTGGGAGTAGTTGAATGTCCCTCTTCGTTAACAGCGCCAACGATCAAACCGTTGCCGGCAAATACTTTGTTGTCGACACTAAAGAACCGTTGTTCCTCAACGAGCAATCCTTCGTCGTCAATAAACAAATCAGTATCTGCGCTTAATGAGTGCACATCAAAAGTTGTGCAATCAAGCAAATCATAAATAGTAGCTAACTCTAGCTTGTCGCTAGGCAAATCTACAACTCTGATTTCTTCTTTGTAGGGATCAATAACAAAACAATATTTAACTTCATTCATCAGCACACCTCCTATAGTGTAAAAAGTGCAGGGCTTTTCATCCCTGCGTGGCTGTTAGGTCAGCAACCTTTCATGATTAACGTATCACGAACAACGGGCGGTAGAGGAACAACTAACAACAAGAACCTCTACCCCATTAACACTTAAGCGTTAGCGAATACTTGCTTTGCGTGTTCCAATGTAGCACCATTGAGTTCGGAAGCAACTTTGACTGATGCGTCAGCCAAATTGTTGTAATTCCATTCAGCCATGCGTTGCTGACGTCTCTCGACCTCAGTCTGTACTCGCGATGCCTGAACTCCCAAGTCACCAATGCCAAACAAATTATCAATGCTTTTGATAGCATCTCTAATCAGTCTTGCTTTGCGACCAAGNGCCCACATTTTTGCNTCGCGTTCGATAAGCCATGTTGGTAGCTCGTCTTTAGGATTCACGCGTTGCATGGACTCGTTGTACTCGTAAGCNATACTTACGAACTCAGCCCANGTTCTGGTTGCCAATGTNAGATAATTGTAACCAGTAGTTGGTGCATCAATATCAAGTAAGGGCTTGATACCTGCAACAACCATCTCTAACTCTAAGTCATANTTTTCTTGCAACTTAGACGCTGTTTTATCATCGTCGGTTGCAAAAGCAACTGGAGTTAGCTTTTTGTCTGCAAAGACTTTCATAATCTCTTTGACTCTGAAAGCTTGAAAGACAGGTTTACCTTCACCATCTAAACCATACTTGTCGTAGTAGTGGTTTGGAAGTTGAACAGGATCTTGTTCTGCTCGTTGCTCAGAACCTACTGGATCACCATTGGTATCTGGTCTCCAAGCATTTTCTGGTGTGTGTTGACCGTTGACTAATTCACCAGTCTCACCGTTTGCCATGTCAACTTCTTGTACGAAGTCTGATGGATCTACAAATGTAGCATTACTGCTTTTTCTTTTACTACTCATTTAGCACCTCCTATAGTGGTTTGAGTTTCATTTCTATTAGTAACTACTCGCTTTATATCTGAATACTTTTCTTCAGGTATGTGCATGTAGCCTACCGCTTGTTGACGAATGTCTTCGTCAATGTTTACATGTTCTGGCATATATATCTCCTATAATATAAAAACCAATTACTTAAATACACAAGCAACAACTCGCTTATATACAATTACTCACACAAAAACACACAACCGGCGCTGTAAGCGACGGTTGCACACCAGCACGCACGCGCTTGGGTTTACCCAAATGGGGGCCGAAGCCCCCGATGGTTTAGCTAAAATCAATTTCCATTTGCTTTGGATCGACAGTTGGCTGTTGAGCTTTAAAAGCTTTTTTAGCATGTCTGTTGATTTTGCTTTGGGTATAACCAATTGCAAATGCATTAGGTATACCTTTTACTGATCTAGTTATTGGTTTAACTAGGTTTACTGTTTTCTCGGATATGTTTCCAAGAAATTGTATTGATGAAGTGAACATGTGTATGTCCTCCCGCTTTCGCTGTTATCATCGGTTGAAATTAAATGCCAGTTTGAGTAATAAACCACTGGCGGGGTTCGTTAAGCTGAAGCCGAATCTCCACCCATTGGTTGTTGTTTAGGCTCGATTGGGAAAAGACTAATCTTTTCAAATGAACCATTCACCACCATAGGTGCAAAGTTAGGATAGAAATCCAACCCTGTGCCGTTGGCATGAGCTACTGCTCTTCCAATCTCTACGAAGTTAGTTTTCTCTTCACCGTCAGAGTTTTTGAAAGTGCCTCTGCTCACTTTAGCTATAAATGATTTAGCCATGATGTATACCTCCTTGGTATAGTTATTAATAATACAAATACAAAACCTACAACGAACACCGTAAGGTGCTCGTTGCTGGCTGGTTCCTTGGTTAATTTTAGTAATGATGAACTCGGAACACTGCTCTTGGTACCAGAGCTTGAGTTACCTACCTAATTTACACCCGGGCCGTATTGCTGGCTCAGCAAGAATCTTAAGGATAATACCTCCACCTTCCAATGCCGCGTTTCACTAATTACTCTAGGATTTAGTAACCGTGAGCTTAACTGTATTCATTCCCTATTTAATGAGAAGAGAGATTAAGACTTTTTTGCACACACAAAACTAACAACCAACGCCGTTAGGCGCTGGTTGCTATCTCTTTCAAGATTTTAGGAAACTCTTCTCTCCATATTCCTCTATCTTGGTTATGCGTAAACACATCTTTTTCGGAATATAGTTTAGTTAGAGCGTCATAAATGGCAGGATTTTGCTCAAAGCTAGTACGCATAATCAAGCGCATAAGCCCTAAGTTCCAGTCATTTAAAGTCTTAGTCCCTTTTCTTCCAACAAACTTAGCGCCAGCCGTCCAAGGCTTAGCATAAGTTATCTCATCAAAGGCACCAGATTTCCAAGATTGGTAAGCGTGCTCTACGCTTACATAATCTTTTCCAAGCTTATCTTTAAAAGGACGCTCAGCTAAATTACTTAGCCAAGCATTCTCACCAGAGCTATACCATATATTCATTTTTATCTCCTAAATTAATAATACTCACATAAAACCTACAACGGACGGCGCCAGCCGGCCGTTGCTAAATGTTCCACGTGTTCCACAATGTTCCACGTAAAATGGGCCTCGTGGAACACGCGAAAGGTGCTTGGTTACTGGATAATTGGGAAATGTTCCATGTGTTCCAGTACTTTTTGGTTAATAAAATATCAATAACAAATAACAACGGTCGACGGTCAGTCTTACGCAAGTTCTGTTTTTGATGGAACATTGGAACATTCGTGCCAATATCCGGTGCTATGCCGCACGGCTGTGGGATAAATTGTGTTCCACATAAATGTTCCACAAGGTGCTTAGACCGTGGAACATGTGGAACATATTTCTCACAGCGTGCACATACGCACGCAATCCACATCACTTCGTGATGATAGTAGTGCACATGATAGTAGGCACGCACATGAGCCCCCTGGGCGAGGGTGGGGGCCGAAGCCCCCGGGGAGAACTAAAATGGAATGTCCCAGTTATCGTGTAGTGGTTTTGACTCAGGGCCAAAATTTTCGTTTACTACTAAAAGGTTACAAGATCTTAGTGAAGTGTAAACACAGTACCAGAAAGGCATGTGTGATTTACGAAGCCTACGGTATTCTCGCGTAAACTTGACCTCCTGTTTGGAGGCCAAGATGTTGCGTAAGTCCAAGATAGACTCGCGGGGTTTAAGAAACACCATGCGCGGTGCGAGTACGAAGTAAAAGAATAGTATATTCATGCTTGTGCCTCCTTAATGGATTTGTTTACTCTATATGTGAAATATAAAGCGAGTGGTAGAAGGATTGGTGATAGTAGTATCGCTATTAGTACGCCAAAGCTACGAGCTAAGTAGTATTGAATAGGATGGTTTTCCTTCAAGTAAAATGTGAATATGTTATGTCTCATAATTATCTCCTGTTTGTGACCGTGAGCGCGTACCCGAGGCCGATTGTAGTTAAGCTTATTAAAAGCCATATAGCATAGTGCAGGTAACCCCAATAGATGGAGTTGCCTGTTTTAATTTCAATAGACATAAGTGTCCATAGAATCATTGATGCAGAGAATAGAAGTAGTGATAGTAGTCTCATAATTATCTCCAGCATTGGTATGTCTGACAGTGACCGTCGACATATGGTCCTGTACAGATGTTACATATTCCAACGTCCCCCGAATCTTCTTCGGAGGTTGTTGGCTTAGCGATAGAGGATGGCTTATCTTTATTCCATTCTCTGTTCCATGTATCTATGAACTCTTTGGTTCTAGGTACTGCGTGCTCAGCTACTTTAGCTACTGCTTGAGTAGTTAACTTAACTGTTGGCTTAGCTATAAATTGCATAGCTCTTATTGTTTTATCTAATGACATGATGTTGTCCTCCGGGTTCTCCCCTATAATATTTAAAACATAATACATAAGACTTACGACGGACGAGGTACGAGGCTGTCGTTGCCTACTGGTTTTCATACAAGGTTCCAAAACTTAGAAACAAGGTTCCAAAACAAAAAACCGGATCGGGGGATGGGGGTGTCTACTGGTCGAGGGGGGAGGGAATGAGAACGTGATATGGTATAGTATTTTTCATAAAAAATTTTCACAAAAAAATTATGGCGGATAAAGTATGTGATAGGTGTGAAAAGAGTCTACCTAAAAAAGACTTTGAGAATCACCGAAGAGTGTGTAGAGCTTGTGCTTTGTCGCTTACTAATATTGCCAAAAGTTCAAGCCCTTATAAATATTTAAAAAATTTATGGAATCAACTTAAGTACTCAAGAGAAAAGGAAGAAGGCATGTTATTTGAAATAACTCCAGAACAACTTAATGATTTATGGGACAAACAAGACGGCCGTTGTGCGTTGTCCGGGATCATCATGACGTGGCACAAGGGTGGAGAAAAACGCAATACTAATGTTTCAATTGACAGAATTGACCCCAACATCGAATACATGATAACTAACATCCAACTCGTTTGTTGGCGTGTTAACTTAATTAAGCATACAATGACAGAAGATGAATTATATTGGTGGTGTAAAAATATAGTTACACACAAGGAAAATTTTTAATATAATCTTTCAGCATGCGATTACTAGACGAAGATAGACCCACAGATATGACCGAACAAGATAGAACTGAGTTACAATCTCACCTGCCTTATGCCGGTTTACAACTTAACGAGCTTTCGGTTCAGGAAGAGCGGCTGGTTTTGTTTCATCTACGGGGAATGAGCAAAGCAGCCGCCGGACGTGCTGCGGGGTACAAGGACATGGACCGTGTTTACCAAGTATTCAAAACTCCCAAAATGCAAAAAGCTCTAACCTATCTACGTAATGAAATGCGCGAAGAGGTAAAGTTCGATAAGAACACAGCAACTGGCATGTATTTAGAAGCTCATTCAAAAGCAGCCAACTCGACGGAAGAAAAGAATGTCGTCGATTCGTTGTGCAAGCTCCACGGTCTACACATTCCTGAACAAGCGACCATGATTAATATAAATGTAGAGAAAGTAGAACAGTTAGAAAAATTAACTGATGCGCAACTTTTGAAACTTGCCGGTAACGATACAAACTACTTGGAGCCAGATGGAAGTAACGAAGACTGAATGTAAAAGATGTCGCGGGCTCTATCCGGAGAACTTAGTTCTTATTGACGAAATTTGCGTATACTGTCGAGCTGACGAAGTTGAAGCAATACCCGAGCCCCAAAAGCTGATTGATCAGAAGTCGCAAAAAGCAGAAATGTCTGCTCAAGCAAAAGCAGAACAAGAATTAGCGAAAAGAGTCTTAGCACGTAAAAGATTACTCCCATTTGTTGAACGATTTAATACAGACTATCAAGCAGGTTGGGTACACAAAGATATTTGTCAACGACTAGAGAAATTTAGCGAACAGGTTGCGAATAAAGAATCACCGAGACTGATGCTTTTTATGCCACCTCGACATGGTAAATCTACGTTAGCTAGTATTGCTTTCCCTGCCTGGCACTTGGGCCGGCATCCCGAGCATGAGTTTATAAGTTGTTCTTATTCAGGCTCTTTGGCTATGAACTTTTCACGAAAAGTACGTCAACTGCTTAGAGAACCAGTATACAAAAATGTGTTTGAAAAAGCTAGGCTCGATAAAGATTCTCAGTCAGTAGAATCATGGCAAACAACTCAAGGCGGCGGTTATGTTGCGGCGGGTGTTGGTGGTGGTATTACTGGTAAAGGTGCGCACGTAATGGTGATCGATGATCCAGTAAAAAACAGAGAAGATGCAGAATCTGATAATAACAGAGATGCGACCTGGGATTGGTATACATCCACAGCTTATACAAGGTTGTCCCCAGGTGGAGGCATACTTGTAATTCTTACGCGTTGGCACGACGACGACCTGGCCGGTCGCTTGTTGACCCAAGCAGAAGAAGGCGCAGATGAATGGGAAGTCATTCGCTACCCAGCCATTGCAGAAGAAGACGAAAGTTTTAGAAAAACAGGTGAAAGTTTACACCCAGAGAGATATAATGTGGACGCTCTCGAGCAGATAAGGAAAGCCATCGGCCCGCGCGATTGGTCTGCTCTATACCAACAGAATCCAGTATCTGACGAAGGCGATTACTTTAACCGCGACATGATCGCATATTATGACTTCGATGAAATCGATACTTCAAAACTTCGTTACTACTGCGCGTGGGATCTTGCGATCGGACAGCGTGACCGGAACGATTACTCAGTTGGTATTGTTGTCGGTGTCGATGAATATGATAATTTATTTGTTGTTGACGTCGTTCGCGGTAAATACGATGGCTTTGAATTAGTAGAACAAATTTTAGACTTGTACGAACTATGGCGTCCGGGTATAGTGGGAATAGAAAGAGGTCATATTGAGATGGCCCTGGGGCCGTTTCTAGAAAAAAGAACAAGGGAACGGGGCCTATCTGAAGCTTACTTTAAAGACTTAAAAGTTGGTAGGCGAGATAAGGAGTTACGTGCACGGGCAATCCAGGGTAGAATGCAACAAGGTATGGTATACTTTCCACAAGATGCTGTTTGGACTGGACCGATGGTTGCAGAACTATTACGTTTTCCAAATGGTACACATGACGACCAGGTAGATGCCTTGGCGTGGATCGGTTTAATGATGACAGAATTTGCTACATTTTATGAAAGACCTGAGCATGTTCCGTCGTGGAGAGATGGATTAAAACATTTAGTAAAAGATGGCAAACGTAAATCATCAATGAGCGCTTAATGGCAGAATACAAAAGTAAAAAAAAGAAGCTAAGTGAAGCTGAATCTTTAACCCTTGCAAAACGTCAGTGGGATTGTTACATACGAGCCCGCGACAGTGGCCATGAAGATTACATTGACATGGCAAAAAAATGTGATGCTTTTTATAGGGGTGAACAATGGGACGAAGCTGACATAGCAGCGCTTGACGATCAGGGTCGACCAGCATTAACAATCAACACTATCTTACCAACAGTTAACACAGTTCTTGGCGAACAAAGTACGCGAAGAGCAGATGTACAATTTAAACCTCGCGGTTCTGGCCAACAAGAAATAGCAGATGTTCTTACTAAGTTGTATATGCAAATTGCAGATAACAACAAATTAGAATGGGTAGAAGGTCAAGTATTTTCTGATGGTTTAATTCAAGACCGGGGTTGGTTTGATATTCGTATAGACTTTTCTGATCATATAAATGGGGAAGTTAGAATTGAACAAAAAGACCCATTAGATATTTTAATTGATCCAGATGCTAAACAATATGATCCAAAAACTTGGAATGAAATATTTGAAAGTAAATGGATGAGCCTAGACGAAATAGAAGAAGTCTATGGTGAAGACAAAGCAGATAAGTTACGCATGATTGCTGAAGTAGGTTCTACACTTGGTGCAGATTCTATGGAATTTGAAGATACGACTTATGGGGATACAAGAGGAGAATATGAAGATGCTTCTACTCATTACCCAAACGACCCCGATGAAGCAAGAACTTTGCGTTCTATTCGAGTTATAGAAAGGCAACATTATAAATTAAAAAAATGTATGTTTTATGTGGACCCAGTAACTGGCGATAAAAGACATGTTCCTTACAACTGGGGAGAACGCAAACGTAAAAAGTTTGCAGATGATTATGGTTTATATATAACAGAACAAATGGTTAAAAAAGTCCGTTGGACGGTAACCGCTGACACTGTTGTATTGCATGATGATTGGTCTCCTTATAATCATTTTACTTTAGTTCCTTATTTTCCATACTTTAGAAGGGGCAAACCTTTTGGTATGGTGCGTAATTTAATTTCGCCACAGGAACAATTAAACAAAATTTCATCTCAAGAACTGCATATCGTTAACACAACTGCTAACAGTGGTTGGATTGTAGAGTCAGGTTCTCTTACAGGAATGACAGCAGATGACTTAGAAGAACACGGTGCGGAAACTGGTTTAGTACTCGAGTTTAATCGCGGTAGTACTCCCCCTGGTAAAATACCGCCAAATCAGATTCCCACCGGTCTAGATAGAATTGCACAAAAAGCTGCCGCTAACATAAAACAAATTAGTGGCATAAGTGATGCGATGTTAGGTACTGATGGGGCGGAAGTTTCTGGTGTTGCTATACAACAAAAACAAACGCGCGGCGCCCTAATGATTCAAGTGCCATTAGATAATTTAAGAAAAACTAGACACTATTTAGCAGAAAGAGTCTTAGATTTAGTTCAAACTTATTACACAGAAGAAAGAGTCG